CTAGCTCCAAGATAGACTCTGTGGTATCGTTAGCGGCCTCAGCTTACCACACCATTACTAACGGGGCCTATATAATTGATAAGCCTTTATCTCTTACATCTCACTTTTCTGACGATGCAGGAGGTCCTGTAGCGTGGGCTGAAGAGTCTTTACCAGTAATGTTTAGGAATTAGTCATGCACCACCCATACCACGTAACGTCGACATCAAAAGCCCGTTTTGATGATTTAATTGATCAATTGGTCCTTTATATGCGGGAGTTGTATGATAGAGGGGAGGTAGAGTTTTACCCGACCATAACGGAAGGATGGAGAACCGAGGATAAACAACGGGAATATGTAGAAAAAGGTACCAGTCAGACTATGGCCAGTTGGCACAGGGTTGGTCTTGCTGTCGATGTGTGGCCCACTAACCCCGCAACAGGGGACCCGCAATTAGAAGGGATGAAGGGTCGAAACTTGTATTTTGAGAAACAAAGGGAAAAAGCGAGGGAGCTTGGGTTACATTTAGCAGGCGACTGGGACAAGGCACATATTGCCTTTTTCCCAGAAACTGCAGCATATAAGAATCAGGTGTTTGATGACAGTGGAGCCCTGATAGCCGGTGGCATTGAGCGGTTGACAAGGTCTTGGTTCAAAGAACAGGCACGTAAGGAGAACATTGCTACAGGCAGGTCTGTTGTTGAGCGTGATAACGAAAAGAAAATTCCTTTCTTCACCGGGCCTCGAGTTAGTTCAAAACGGACAGCCGAGACAAGATCAGCCGACAATACAGTTATTGCAGAGGATGCGCGTGTACCTGGTATGACATTTGATAATATAGCCGTATTGGGTGATACCATGCGCTGGCTTCAGCCAGCATTACGCTGGACACAAGGCAATCTTACTATGGCAAAGTATTTGCTTGCTACTATTGCTACAGAAAGCAGGGGAAACCCAAATGCTAAAGGGGATTATGAGGATCCGGATATCATGGATAATCCAAGATCTCGTGGTTTAGCACAGGTGCATGATATACATGGATATAGCCCAGAATGGCGAGAGAATCCTGAAAACTCGTTTTGGTTTATGATGAATCAAAAGCGCGGAAAAGAAGGGCTAAACATATTGCAATGGAGACAGTATTTTTTAAATCAAGGGTATCAAGATGGGCCAAACTTAGCTACTAAACTATTAGGGAAAATGCAGGGGTCTGTGGCGCAGTTTCATGATAGATATGGCAGTATGTATGAGGCAGTAGAAGATGCTCTTGCTGGTGTTGATACTACAACTAAAATGAATTTACGAGCGCAGGGGAAAAAATGGTCCCAAAAAAGAATTGCAGCTAATAGAGAAGAATCGACATCTATTGCCGCGAATCCTACATTGAAGACGGGTTTTATCAGAGGACGAGAAGGACAAGTGATAGAAGGTTTCGGTAAAAGCAAAAGGGATATTACATATCCTCCTAGGAGTTATGCTTAATGGCACAAGACTACCCAGGCTTAACTGAATACGGTTTGTCTCTTAATGACTTCAAAAATGAGCAAGGCGATATTCAGGTAGCTGTTGATGCGGCAACATTAGACCAGGAAACAGCTATATGGGTGGCTGGTAATGCATCTATATCTCAAGAATCTCTTAGCGAAGCACAACAAATGCAAATGGCTACATCAGGCAATGCGGCCTGGAAAGACAATATGGGTCTTGTGCAAATGATGTCTCCTAAAGATGTAGGTAAAAAGATATGGATACGTGTCCGTGACGAGCAAAGAAGATGGGCCGGCCCATTTTCTGTCATTAAAGCAGTAGATCCGGAGCGGTGGTATCAGTGGAAAAAGGAAGACAAGGTTATTGAAGTAAGCCCTGAGGTAGGACACCAAATGAACATAGGAGATAAGAAAACTCCTGTAGAGGTGTTTTGGGGCAATGAACCTCCTGCCGACAACATGGGTGAAGCAACACATCAAGGTGTCCCCGTATTAGGATTTGATCTAGGTGGAGGCATGCCTGCAATGATGTCTGGTAACATTCCCCCGAATAGGTCTCCAGGCTTGGCTCAAATGCCTCCTGGCGCATCTATGGGCTTTATGCAGGCATCTACAGGTATGAGTCAAGGCAGTATTAGAGATGAGCTAGGCGGAGCTACTGATATGAGGATAGGAAATGACCCCATTGGTGCCGCCATTGCAGGCGTACAGGAAGCCCGGGCAGGATGGGTCACAAACCAAGTAAACCCAACATTAAGGATGAATTCTGGGAAATTTGATTGGGACCAGTCGATGGGAAGTCCATATGAGTACCAAGGCGACCAGGGCGGTCAAGGCGGTCAGGGCGGCCAAGGCGGTCAGGGCGGCCAAGGCCCTATATCTTACCCGGACAATGTATTTTTTGCTAGTTATGAAGAGGGTGTTACCGGAGATGTAAATATGTTGTATGAGCTTCAAATGGCTGGTATGCCACAATCTGCAATTAAACAGTATGCTCAAGAAAACGGAATAGGGTTTGAGGAAGCAGTGAGGGCACTCCATGCACAAGCGGCTGTAGAAGAAAGGTGGCCTACTATGTCGCCTTGGTTTGTACATATGTCAGAATCGGAAGTATTTGGATGGGAATGGGATCCTGAACTAGGGGAGAACGTGAAAAAAGCTGGCAACATAGCAGACGCAGCTAGAATACTTGGCATCGATATTGATAATATTCCTTTAGACGAACTGATGTACAGCACGGAGGCAAAGGGCGGAGAGTTCGGGGAAGGTAGTTGGGAACATTATGTTCATGATCATGATGTCATAGGCTGGACACAATTATCATTTGAGGATTGGACCAAAGAAAGGCTTGTATTAGATTATGAATGGAATAAAAAGTATTGGGGAGAAGAGGAAGGATTGTGGAGTGAAAGCGTGCCAATTGACGAAAGGCTGCTCGAGGCATTAAATCCGCAAATAGATCCAGAAACTGGAGAACTTGTTTTTGATAATGTAGGTGCTACCTTCCCGGATTCATCCGGGTTGCCAGAAGCACAGGCAGAAAGCACGTCTACATCATCAACTTCAACAGCCACGTGGACCGACAAGCATGGTCCTGCACGGGCAGTAATCAGTGAATACGAGGAGGGGGGTATTCTTTTCCCGGAACCAGTGCAGGCTCCTGTAGATACTCAAGCAACAGTATCGAAGTATGAAGAGTGGCAGCAGGAGATTGCAAATACACATGGATTTTGGGGGCCTGATGCTTATGCAAATTGGTTGATGTCTGATGATACTGAAGAAGATGAGGGTGATTTTACTGAAAGTGTTCAAGCGATGGAAGATTTCTATGGGGGAGTTGGCGGTGGTGATCCAACTACAACTTGGGGACAAGAAGAGCGAGAAAAGGCAGAGCCAGTACAAAAGGATCCGGTCAGCAAAGGCCAGAAAAAGAAACTCACTGACTTTGAACGTGCAGAAAAATATGGGGTAGGCGGTGCTGACCCAACTACAACTTGGGGATGGTAGTATCTAATGGAGGGAGTGGATTTATGGTAGAAATAGGCAATTGTGTAGTACAATAGGAACTATATCATGGCAGAAATATCAATGAACAGGGAAGCAGACTTATTAGAAAAATTTCATCGCTGCAAGGCAATGACTGATAAGTGGCATAATCGTATTGAAGAGCACGAAAGGTTTTACGATTTAGACCATTACAGAGATACCCCAAAGCCAGGAGAAAGACGTATCACACTGACTAAAGGTACAAATATTGTAGACCTTGCAGTGGGAATATTGACGGCTAATGAGCTCAATATACAGGCTGTTTCTCCGGAAGAGAGCGAATCTTTAAAGAAGCAGGCCAGTTTAGTAGAGCAGTTCTTAGACGGTGTTATCTATATAAACTCCGAAAGGCAGGAAACTGACCTACGATACGACTGGACATTCTATCAGGTACGAGATGGGGCAGTAGGCCTAAAAACTGTATGGGACAATGGCTTCGATAGTACCCTACAGGTGCAGTCAGACGAAGAAGGCAACCAGCGTGCTGTTTATGATCAGCTACCACTTACTACACATGTAATACCGGCCAAGTATTTATTCCCTGTTCCAGGCGGCAGATTAGGTAGATGGAAGCATGTGTTTTATGCTATTGAGCGCAGTATTGATGATATGGAGCGAGAGTATGGCCCTATGGAAAAATACAACTCGCTTACTACCAAGCAAAAAGAAATGAGGAAAGGTACATTTATAGACTATTGGGGTGAAGTTCCTTTGCCGGACGGTAGTTGGGGTATCGAGAATGCAACTTTATATGATAATAGATTGCTAGATGGCCCTCGGATTATGGAAGGGTATAAGGATATACCTATCACAATGATGTTTTATAAGCCAATTGGGCATGTGAATCCGGAAGATTGGGGACACTCTATTTTGCGCCCAGTAAAAAATATGGTGGAAGAGCTTGAATGGCGGGTCAATCGACAGACACGTTTATTGAATGTGTTTGCGAATATGCCATTGATAGCTAGAACACGAGATGGACGACCAGTAAAAGTCGATGCGGCATTTGGAGATGTGGTGCAGATGAACGAAGGCGAAGATATTGCATTTCCGGTGTGGCCCGGAACAGCCCCTGATTTCAAAGATCAGATGGCGATGGTGGCTACTGAGATAGCAGACGCATCTTTCCCGGCAGTGATGTATGGCGAGGGGCCGAGTGCGGCTTCAGGTTATGCATTATCACAACAGGGCGATGCTGGACGAATACGACTAACACAACCACAGAAACAACAGGAACGGTCTTTATCTATTTGGGCACGTAAAGCATTAGGTTTGTTGAGAACTTTTGCGCCTGACTACACTGTAGAGGTGTATGGAGATAAGGCTGGTGCTCCATATAGCCGTCAATTGACCGGTAAAGATACAATGGGTTTTAGGGTCAATTTCCAACTGAAACCACAATTCCCCAATGATGAGGTACGAAAGGTTGCTATGGCTACACAAACGAAAGACACTTTGTCGGCTGAGACTCGAATGGAAAAATATCTCGGGATACAGCAGCCGGACCAGGAGACTACTCGTATATTGCGTGACATGGCCAGGAAGCATCCAATGATGGTAGAGTATCAAATGACTGCGCTGTTTAGGGACTTAGCGAAAGAAGGTGATCCAGCAGCGGCGGCTGTATTAGAGAAGTTACAACAGGGTGGACAGCTTGGTGGCGGTGGTCCTAGAGGACCAGCACCAGGAGGCCCTAAACCAGAACAATCTCCGGGATTACCTACTTCTACTAGAGGAGAGGTAACGCAACAGGAGCGTGGGTTCGCTCCTTCAGGACAAGAGCCCAGTGAAGAAGTATTTAGAGCAGCAAGAGAATTGGGTGGAGTACCCATGACAGGAGCATAATATGGCAAGTAGATACAAACCAGACACGCGCCAGTTTAAAGTTATGAAATTATGGCATGGGCTGGGCGATGATGCAGATAAGCAATGGCGCAATGTAATGAATCGCTACCCACGCGAAAAAACAATGTATAGTGCTATGACCCCAAACAAACGTAAGCATTTAGAAGATACTTATGGGCGAGGTCAGGCCGATGAGTGGATGTCACTAATGAGTGGCATGCCAAGACTAGGAGTCTAATAATGGCTAGAATAGCTAGAGTAGGTATTACAAAACCCCCTGCTGTTGGCAGGTGGAAACCAGGTGATGAGGGGCCTGACACCAGAACTTATTTACAGAAATGGTTTGACCGATCCCAGATTGTCCACGGTGTCATCGATAGAAGCTACGAGGATAACAATAATACAGTTATCGAAAATGATCCACATGAAACAGGGTTTAGAATACAAAACAATCCAGACCCAGAACTCCCATACTTCGACCAGTTTGGACCTGGAGGAGAAATTTTTAGGGATGATTATGTGGATCCTGACATAAAAACAGGTACAGACCAAGACTATTTCAATTATGGCGAACCTTATGATGTAGTTGATCCTAGAGATGTTGTAGAGATTGACAAACAGATTGAAGCTGATGCTAAAGAAGCTGCCGAAGCTCGTGAGAATGCTCAAACTGATACTCAGAAAAAGAGATTAGGATTTGTCGATGCACAAAAAGCAGCCGGATGGCAGTACTACGAAGATATGCGAAGAGCAGCTGACCCTAACTATCAACACCAGGTTAATCCTTATACAAATAGTAAGGACTCTGCGGCAGTACCTGATATACCTCCAGAAACATATGATGAAAAGCTATTAATAGGTGGACGACAAGGCCCTTGGGATCAGTTACAAAACATGGCGTTCATAGTGCGTGAGGTCGCGGCTTTAGGTCCAGAAGGGGCTATGGCTAATTATAAGTGGCTTCCAGAGACACTGGTTATTGCAGAAAAAATGCTTGGTCAATATGCTGTGGATTTTCCAAATTTTAGTGAGGGTACCGGCGGCCTGACCACAACAGCCGGCGACGGAGGTACACCCGCCGGCACTACAGGACAACCCAATGCAGGTAGAACTTCTTCTGCAGCTGGCGATGTTATCGCTAATTGGGCTGTTGATGTATATGGGCACACCGAAAGAGATCTTGGCGCAAGTTACGTGAAGGAAGGTGGGGGCGCAGTAGATGGTTGGTGGATACCCTATGTTCCAGCCGAACTTAACCCGAATTCGATATTCTTAGCATTGTCTAATGCTATGTTGCCATACTTATCACAAACAGATAGGCAATTGATGGGGAATCAAATGAATGTATTCAATGACGAAGTATTCGCAAACTATAATGCTATACCACAAGCTGTAATGGGTGGCGAGAATTGGGACGACTTTTTCAATGGTGATCGCTGGCGAAACATGGGCCTCACTCTTAAGGCTTTAGAGACCGCATTGAGAGCAAAAGCTGGTGGAGACCAAGCTTTGATAGGTTCAGGGCTAATGCCTCTTCGATGGCTCATAAGAGGTATAGAAGCTTTACAGATGTATGTTGGAGACAACATAACCCGCTTAAACAAAGAGAAATTTCAGCGCACGTATGAGTCTTTGATGAGATCGGCGGAAGGACAAGGCGCTGCAGGGCTTGATGCGGTGTTTGCTTTACTGGTCAATCCATACGTACCGGGCCTAGAGTCTTTCTGGGATGAAGCACCGAATGTGGCGATACTGTAATATATGGCTATCATAAGAGAACAAGCAGTAAGAAAAAAACGAATAAAAAGCGGTTTTGCACGATGGGCCGAGGAACTCAAACCTAGAACACCGGTAGCAGGTGGTCCTCGGCCTATTGGCATTGATAAACCATCTGTTGTTACTCCCTCAATACAGGAAGGTAGGCCAGCGCGTGTTAGACAAGAGCAGGTTGCGACTCAGGTACAGGCTGCGGAGGGAATGCCAGACATTATTAGGCCGCCTGAAGTAGCTGATGAAGAGCCGGCAGATGCACCTAGTGATGCTCCCCGGTTAGACGAAAGAGATCCACGCGAACTAGCTGAGGATCTATCTGAGGTAATTGATGAAGAGGCAGGTGCCCTGAAGTTTTTCCAGGAAGCTACTGCACTTATAGAGAGTGCAGGTTTTAAAGGAACTCGGATAGATGGTCCATTACACGTGATTTTGGCCATTATCCAGGCGCGTTCTGGTGGTGATGAAGAAAGAGTACATGGCGATGCGGTTGGTATATTCAGTATGACTTCCGCAGAAAGACGACATGTTGAATATGAACTTAGAAAACGAGGAGCAATAGAGGATAGCAAAACATTTGGGCCGGATGATTTTAATGAATGGAGATTTAATGCTAACAATCAGCTTGGTTATTATGTGCCTCTAATATTACATTGGTACCGTCGGGGGAGAATGCAAAACTTGCAGAGGGCAGAGTTAGCAGAGTTTGTGGGTCGGCATATTGAGGTTAAAGGAGGATTTGTAGCAAGGGAGAATGTGTATACACAAAGCTATAAAGATACCGAAGCAATGACTTTGGCATGGATATACCACACTACTGGAGGAAAGTTACCTGCTAGCTTTAGAAATACCGTGTTTGCTGATGGTAAAGGAATAGATGGTACAGCAAGTGGTTTACCCCCATTTGAAGATTTTTCATATAAAAACTTACCAGATCCTCCTCCAGGCAGTAACATAGCACCAACCTATTTCTTTGAAGGTGATGTAGAGTATAGAAATAAGGGCGGGAAAAGTGTTGACCCTCTATATATAGCGGGTCAACACATCGAGACTGGCCCACCTACTGGCATACAAAAGCTATTAGACAGTCTAGAATCAATTGGTTGGAATTGGATAGAACAAAAGGCAGGTTTAATGTATCAGTCTGGCCCTAGAGGTAAGGCGCAAGTAGAGTTTATTGGAGGTATGTACGATAGAGGTGTTTCTATACTTGGTGGTATCGCATCAACTATAAGTACAATTGGAGCAGGCGTGATGATACCGTTCCATGCGGTGGCGGCTATGATAAGGCCAGGTGGGTTCATTACAGGGCCTACGCGCTATGGCCAAGTAATGTCTTCAGGTACGTTTGAGAACATAAAAGCAATTAAGGCACGCATGGATAGTGAGCCACAGCCTGACAGCCTTGTAGAGGGCGGGAGAAAGGGTTGGCAGCATTTTAAAAATAGGTTGGCCCGAACTGGAGAAATTTTGGCTCCTAGTCTGCCTGACCACAGAGAAGAAGAAGGTTTTCTTAAGTGGTCCGGACGGAAGCTAAAAGAAATCTATAGTGCCGACCCAGAAGAAAAGTTTGCGACACGTACTAATCCAGCTACGGATCCTACAGACAGATATTCTTCTCATTACGCTGAATATATTGGTATAGCATTATCAAAACACCGCTCATTGGTGGACCAGATATTACATCCTTGGAGTAAAAACTGGACCGAAGAAGAAGCAAAATTAAGATATGACGAAGCTAAAGATTTTTCGTATACATGGCTTTATGATGCAAAAGCAGAAGAAGATTATTATAAAGAAAAATATTATTTACTAAAGCATATAAATGCTGACAGAGCAAATCAAGGTTTACCGCCACGCGGCTTAAACCATCATGAGACTGACGAACTAAAGATGAGATACGAAGACCCTAATATTCAAATGGCGGCTGAATTTTTCTTTGATTTTTTTAATTTTACACCAGCACCATGGGTTAAGGGGGTATTAGGAGTAGGCACTAAGTATACTGGATTGAGTTGGGCAACAAAGCAGTTGTGGAAACAAGTGGAAAAAATCCCGGCTGTCAAACAATTATTTGCTCAGGCATTAAATTCTAGTAGTGATAAATTAGTGGGAGATGTTGTAGAGACCGGCCAAGAAGGAATAGATGCATTAATTAGAACAGTTGATGGAGAAGACGTTTTAGAAAGTGTTGTTAATCAACAGGTAAATACAGGTGGCGGTGATAAGAATGTTAGTGCGTTGTTGTGGAAAACTGCTACTGGTCAGGGAAATTTTGTAGATACTGGCCTTTTTAAATCTCCAGCCAGAAAAGCAAATGTCAGTGAGTTGGGCGGAATAGTTATTGATAGTAAGCCTTGGGATATTGGGTCTGCGACAGACAAAGTTATTACTCTAAGCGCAGAGGACGGAAGTGTAATTTGGAGAGGTGCTGTTGATATTGACGGGAAAATTCTTAAAGACCTTGAAGGTCTACGACCTATAGGGAAGATAGATAACATATTGCCTGATTTGGGCGGAAGACCTGTTGGTGGCCCTGTACTTAAAAGATTAGTCAAAACTCTTATAGGCGGAGACTTTTTCGAGTACGCCAAAATGGCTGACGATGAACTTCTTAAGGAGATAGATAGAACTAAAGAAATTATTAGGGATGCAATTCCACGTGACCCTGGGAAGCAAGGCGCACAAAGAGGTCATTGGAGTTTTAGTTCATTAGATGAAGAAGAGCACCTAAAATTTCTTGAAGAGGAACTAAGACGACGTACAGGTAAAGGAATCGATTTTCAAGGGGGTGGTCATATTATAGAAGAGGTCGCTGAACAGGATATGAAGATAAGAACAGGACTAGTTCCTGTAGCAGACCAACGAACATTATTTTACAGATTTCATCTAGTAGGAATGCAGTCTAAAAACGTACCGCTACCTGGAAAGACATACCATTTACCGGGGACTTTGAAAACGATTAAAATTAAGCCTAAGCCGGGAGGTGCAGTAGAGCATGTTTTGCGACGTGGTTTGGCACAAAGCTTTTTGGGACGTATGAAACAAGTAGAAAACCTCTTAAGATATAGTGATGAGGTGCAAGCTGCGACTGCTAAAGGAGATCCATTTCAAGGCATATTAGACATTTTAGATGATAGTATGGAAAGAGCTAAACAGCTTTTACCCGATGGGGTTGATGGCCAACAGATGTGGACAGAGCTCGGTGTGAGACGACAGCATGAGCTTATTATGGAGCAGTTCACGAACCGTCTAAAAAATGAGTTTTTTAAAAGGCACGGGATGCCTGTCGGTGCTATTGTATATGACCGACATGGTAATAAGATAGAGGTTGATGGGACACAGGTAGATGAAATTGTTGGTAAAACTCCTATGTGGTTGCGTAGATTGTGGATAGAAGCCAACTTAAGTGCTAGGCCTGGCTTTACTGTGCGTAATGTTATTGATTCTACTTTCCGTGCCTTGGTGGGCGGAAATGGACCAGAGTTTTTGAGAAGGGATATACATGAGATTCTGGAGAATACTCCAATAGCTCAAGAGGTATTGGCGGCTTTTGCTGGCACTGAGCTTGGCCACATAGCGAGGAAGTGGCTAGAAAGAAAACGTCTGCCAAGATTTTGGAAATTTAACGATTGGATAGAAGCTATTAGTGACATTAGTCAAAGTGCAAGCCATAGAGAAAAACTGATCGCGGCAGGGGTAAAGGACTTACCGATGGGAACTGCTTTTGAAGTTTTTCCTTATCCGATTGGACGCAAAGGTTGGCCTTTTTGGAAAAAAATATTCCAATTCGATTTCAAAAAGTTCCCCGAGGGTGCACCCTGGGGAAAGATAGATGCTAGTTACGCTACTTTTGTAGAGATGATGAGGGATTACAATGAAGCTTTTGAGGTAATGATGAGGATAAGGCTTTATGATCAAAAATATTGGAAAACATATGATAGTATGGCAGAATTTATTTTTGAGAGAATAATATACGAAACCCCTGGCATTAAGAAGAGTGGGCAAGAATTACTAAAGCATGTAATAGGTAGGCGTACTAAAAATCCCGAGGACCTTATGAAATTTGTGTCCCTGGCTATAGATGATGCTACTGGTCAGCTACATGCTGCACCTTTTTTGCCTGAAGTGCTACAGAATTACAAGTTGGGCACAGAATTATTGAGGGAATATAATGTAAGCAAAGTTGTGGCTCAAGACTTTGCTAGAATACAGAAAGCTATTGAAGACGATATAGTGAAAACACTGAATGCTCATACTCCACATTCGCGTAGAGGTAGTTTGGGGGCTCAAGATGTGATAGACATATTTAGGAGACATCGGCACACTCTGGATGAAAGTTTTCAAAAAGTTCTTAAGCAATTGGACGCGAACGATAGTGCTAAGGGTTCTGGCAACGTAGGTCTTCCTACAGACCCTCACCCCAAACCGGGTGGTGGTGGTGAAGGAAAAGTGGTTGAAGAAACGAGGCCATCAGTTGAATATGTACTGAGTGACGTGTCGGAAGCCGACCATGCAAAGTATAGCGGAAAAGGGAAGGGCAGTGAGACATTACACGAGTCTAAAGAAAGTTACACTCCTGCATATGCCGCATCATCTGAGATGTTGGACCACCGGGTTAAAGATATAAATGCGCAGACAGAAACCACTGTCAAAAAACTTAGAACCCTACTTAACTCAAAGCAGACGAAAGAACTAATATCTAGCGGTGTACTAATAGTCGATGGTGAAGATATAATAAAAAGAGCCGATAATTTCTTAGCGAATATCAAGCAGGCTACACAAGAAATAAATGACTTAAACCGCGACATGTTCGTCCATTATCTACCAGGGTCAGCTTTACAAGATGCAATGGTAATGGATGCAGCAGGTCCCAAAGATATATGGAAAAATAAGGGAGTAGTTGCACCCTTTAGAGGGCGACATACAGCTCCACTTACCGGCGAAAAAACCGGGAAGGGTGTGGATGCTTACAAAGTACAACAACGTATGGCGATGGTTATGAATGCGAGAATCAATGCTGCTTACCAAGATATTATAGACCAACATTTGTTTCCTATTAAAATACTAAATGACGGTATTTTTACAAAGGAAGGCAAAAGACGCGTAAATCAAATTGAACTTCATAAACATGTAGAAGAGATAATAAACCATTTAGATGAAGCACTGCTAAAATTAGACGAGTTGAAATCTACTAAGGGCTGGCTTACTGCGGCATTTGGGGAAGAAGGGAAAGGATGGGATACGTTATATACCGTGCTGAAGCTTGATGAAGATCCAACAGCGTGGACAAGGTTTTTAGAGAAATTAAAGAAAGACGATATAAATTTATACAACGACCTGAAAAAAATGCCCGGCAGGATTGGTGTACATTTCAAAAAACCAGAGTTTGCAAAAGGGTGGCTCGGTATGATTGATTTCAAAGAATGGGTGGAGCCAACGAGTCTCGACCCAGTCTTTATAAAATCCCCTGAGCGCACAGTAAAGGTAGCTGGATTTGATATTCCGGTTGAACACGAAGCCGGAGAGTTAGACGATCTTCTTAGTGGTGGTGCTATTAGAGATCCTGAAAATAGTACAATGGGTATAGATGATTTTTATAACCTGGGCTGGGAGTCAGAGAACTCAGTACCAAAGCCGAACCATATCCTACACATGCAGGTAATTCCTGAAAAACCTCAATCGTTTAAGCCTTTGTTGGCACTAACGAATGGTCGAAAATTTGACCCATACCTTATGACGTCTGACGGCTATCTCTGGCGTGGTTGGCACACTGCAACAACAATGAAACTAGATTCTTTCAAAGGCGTTGTTACGAAGGTACCAGTGAAGTATGACCATTATGCACTGGGTTACTTATTTGATGAACCAAAACGAAAAGTTGGAACGCCGCCGCCTTTGAAAAAAGCGGTGGAAGAAGCGGTGGAAGAAGTAACTTCACCCCAAAAGGCATTGGATTTGCAAGATGTCGTCGAAAACGGTAAAGTAAATCCCATAGGAAAAGCAACAGCTACCGATGATCTTAATGCTAGTTTGGTAGGAGCCGGACAAACTGAGAGCATGCTGGACAAATTTCCACCGGAAGAACAAAGTATTAGTGAACTTCAGATGATAGTAAGTACTCTAAATCACAAGAAAATAATTTATAAAGGGCAAGGTAGCACTCCTGATTATATTGCTCGAGATTTGGGGCACCTAGAAACTTATGCGGAGCAGTTAACAATAAGATTAGAAGAAAAAGCAATTGTAGAAGGCATGAAAAAAGTACCCAATCACGAGAGTGGTATGTTGGCTCTCCAAAATATTATGAAAAAGGAACATACCTTACTAGCTGACACACAAAAGCTAGTAAGTCAAACAGGAAAGGCAGACCCAGTAATGGAGTACCACAAATCACTTATTCTAAGAAATACTGCGTCAGAGTATTTAACACACCCAGATTCTGGTGCTTTAATACCTCATATTTTAGACGATGGTGGAACAACCCCGGGTTGGGGCTTGAAGGCAGAAAAGAAAGTTAGAGTACGTAATTATCTAACTGGTGCAACTGAGTATACTGCCGAAAACCTTGCCAAAGAAGATTGGAAAGTATTAAGCACAATAGCAAGATTGAATGGCATTGAATGGAATCGAATTTTATTCCCCAAGGGCGCAGCTAAAGGTATCGGTAAAAAGGATTTTGCTAACCATATAGTAAATATGCAAAGGTTGGATAACATCTTTAAAGATCTTGATCAAATTGAAATAAAAAGTTTATTGGAAAACGGAAAAATGCCTGATCGTCTTAGCGATGACGATGTAATGGAAGAGGCACGTGCTTTATATGCGGACTTGTTTGGTGTCGAATATGCGAAGGCAGATCCTTTTACAAGTTTAGCATTGACATGGGAAAGCAAAGCAAACAGGGAAATTCAGGCTAGACGTTACACTAATTATTTAGATCATATTGGTAAAGCAATTCAGGAAGGCCAAATACTTCCAGATCATGTATTGGTATCGGCATTAGCAACGGAACAACGTCTTATCGAGTTATTCCAAGACCGTGAATTGGCACGAGGGTTTAGTAAAAAATATTCTAAACATCGTTCTGTAGCTCAAGAGGCAGCTTTTGACAGTCTAGACTTTGCTCCAGATGAACTAATAAGTCCTGAAAGACTTCATATGGAAGGGTGGGAGCTTGCCACAGTAGCTGAAGGGGTTCTAGAAGACGTGCAATTTAGTGTTAAACATGCTAGGGCCCGCCTCAATGAAGTAGCAAATAATGCTGTAAGAAATTCAGAGGGTTTAGATGCCGGCTGGCGTTATGCAATTTATCGGGAAGACGGAAGAATACCAACTTACCGTTTATATAAGAAGCAAATTCCACCCGATGCTATTCCCTGGCTATTAAGTTTAGAAGATTTTATGGTTTGGTTGCGTATGGCTGATGAAGAGAAAGCCCGAAAATATGGTTGGCAATGGTTTACAGATAAAGAGCATGCCAGGATAATGACTGTGTTGTCTGGTAGACAGGGGCATAAAAATATAGATAACATGACCGGTTTGGCATGGAAAGATAAAGAAGTAATAAACAAAGTAAGGAAGGCACGGTTTGATATATTAAAAAAGGCTGTGAGGGGCGGCAAGAATGTTCCTACTCAATTTCTTTTGGAGTATGACGCCTTAATTGATGAGAGAAATAGAGTTGGTAAATTATTATTATCTGCCGCAGGCCCAGGAGAATTACTTGGACCAGGTGGTGGAGGTCTCACAAGGGTTAAATCAACTAAACATGCTATATGGAATGACCTTACAGAATACAATGAGATTGCGGCTGAGTACTGGGCTGATTATAATACCAAATATGAAAAACTGACTGCTAGAGAAAAAAGAAGACAATTAGCAGGTGTAGTCGATTCCAAAGGTAGAGCGAAGTTGCCAAAAATTGTATCTATGCTGATGGCTTTAGATGACGTTAGAATAAATACCGGTAATTTAGGTGAGCTAATAAAGACACGAGACCTACTAGTAGAAGTACGTAGTAACATTAATTTCAAAACAAAACAGTGGGAAGCCCAGCGAAAACGAATAAAACATGTTGTAGATCCTCAGCAAGCTAAGAAACAAGCAACGATAGCTGAGGCATGGAAGCGTGCTGAAACAGAGATTACAAATCGTCTTACTTTAGTGGATGACAAGGTGTATTCATTGGATGCAACTTGGCATGACAATCGTAATAAGTTATCAAAATCAATTGCAGCCCATTTGAGTGATCCAGAGTCTACATTAGGTAAAAAGGTGAAAATAAAAGATACTAGGCCTGATGCTATAAGGCCTAGATTTGGGGATTTTCACCAAATCCTAACATATCTTAAAAACGAAGCTCTGGAAACAGGCTTAGAACCAGGCGTAAAAGCAAAGCGTATGCGTACTTGGGCTTTATCTGAGTTGTTAGCAGGCACTAATTCACGATGGGATGCTATGTCACATCTTAGCTGGGGAGACCTAGATTTGGAACTTGGTGAGGTTTGGTTGCATAATCCTAAACTAGAAGGCCAGCTTTGGAAGGGAGTAGAAAAAAATGAGGGAGGTGCATATCGATTACAAGAGGATGCAATTCAGGCACTAACGAAGTACGAGGGCTTTGTTAGGAGTGTTTTAAAAACTGCTGAAAAGACGGATTGGGATAACAGGCTGCTGTTTACTTGGTTGCCGGGTGAGACAAAGTTTAAAAGCGCACCTAAAAAAATACCAACTCAATTACGTAGCCACATGGAAAAAGCTGCAAAAGATGCGAAAGACGCGAGCGGAAAGCCTATCCTAGATAAGAGGGAACTAAGACCACATGATTACCGTAATTATGCTATTACACGTTTTTATATAGGGCAGAATAAGAACTTAGAAGCAACACGAGAGTTTGCTAGGCATGCAGACACAGCACAAACCCTAGGGTATTTGCTGCCATATAGGGATCCGGAAGAATTAGGCATGTCGATATCAAAAAGTGGAAGGGCTCTGGCAGAGTTAGCTCCACAACTACAAGTAGACACGACTTATGCGAAAATGTTGACTGAAGCAGATGTTGGCCAGGCTAAAAAACTTGAAAACTGGATACCTAAAAAAGCAGAGGCTACTGAATCTGAAATCAAGCAGCTGAAAAACAGTTGGGATAAACTATTAAAACAACAGGCATATAAAAATGTAGAAGACCAGTCGTTCTTGGAAGGGGCACAACTATTCGAGGGAACCGGAGAACTTGTGAAAGGAACAGAATTATACGAACGATTCTTTAGAGAAGCGGCTCGGCGGGTTGATTTCATAAATCATCCTCAAGAGGGCATACATGTCATAAGGGGTATGCTAAAAGATTTAGAGGCCGCACGCAAACTATCCCAAGAACTGGTGCAATCAGGCTTAGATGAAGCCGCAACAATTAAAAAGGTCTTATCGGACCAGTTAGATGTTTTAGAGACATTGCAACCTGCGGCCTTATACGATGTACCGTCGCTTTATGCCAGAAATGAAGATCCAATGTATTTCAAAGGGTATAAAATTTACAACAAAAACGGAACTGCAGTAGCAGGTGGGGGGGTATTTAACCACAGGGCCGATGCTCAAGATGCAGCTGACAAACTAAATGCACTTACCCATATACAAGGATTGCATGTATCTCCCGAACTAGAGTGGCGAATAACAGATGATTGGCGTGATGTATTCGGGAATGATTACGATAATTGGCGACGTTGGAAGTTTTTCAATTTTCAAGAAGAAATTGCAGAACATCCTGATTATAGAAAAATAACAAATGAGATAAGGGCTCGTTACGATTATTATACAGAGCCTGGGCATACTTTTGGGTTACGGGAGTATCATCCTTTAGAGGGTGGGCCGTTGTCGTGGGATGCGTATCTCCAAGATTTGGAGAAGCGTAGTGTAATTGATGTTAATTTACAGAATTTCCCACCTGAGCGCATAGCAAAACCTAAAGGCACCAAGTTTGCTGCGGCTCAGACAAAATCTGGAGCAACTTTAAAAAGAATAAAAGACAATAAATCTTTACGACTTAGAGATCCATTCAAAATCAATGGAGACGATGTGGTACTGATCGCGCCTGAGAGAGGTTATAAGTTGGTGCCAAAAAAGCAGTATCCAGGTGAGGTGCGCAAGTTTACGATGGGACACGTATCCGGGTTTGAGGGTGTCGAGGTCACATGGAACAAGAAAAAATATGTTATGACAAATGATATTCATTTTCATAGCGTGGATGACTTCACTATTAGTGCCCAGTATTCTACTGATGTTCCAACGTGGAGCATGGAACCGATTTACGGGAAAGAGAGTTACAACATTAGCACTCTAGCTAGTGATGGTGTCGACCAGAAAACAGTTACTACTAAAATTGTGTTAATAAATATAGACGATGCAACGCCTCAACACATATTAGCTACTGATAAATTAGGTCAGTTTGAAATGGTACTCAATCCTAATGCGCCTACAAATTGGAATATAGTTGTTCCAAAAAATCCACAAGTGGCAGCAGAGGCAATAAGGTTGAATGCTCAAAGCATAAATATCAATCGCCTTTTGGAGGACCATAGAATCTTTGGTTCAGGTATGCCGGTGATAGACCGGTACGGTAATGTTATTGATGGCAATGCTCGTATCAATATGCTATTGATGAATAAGTATTCCAGATACCCCGGGTCAGAAAATATACTGAACTTGGCGAACAACTTGGATACCCACCACGATAATTGGTTGCAATACCAAAAAGCTGTAAAAGACCAAAAGACATTAATGCAGCATGGAATCTTGGGTGATAACCCTGAGCAAAATGAATTTATCATGAATCGAATTAACTCCGGGAATAATTGGGTGTTAGTGAAAATGATTGATGAGCCAGTGCAACAGTCCGAAATTATGCGGATGATAAGGATAGCTAATAACCCACAACTACTTGATGATAATTTAGATACCCTCTATAAGATTTGGGAAAAAGAAAAAGCATTTCTAGATGAGGTCAGCACGAAAATTAATCTTAATGCTGGCGATGAAGCTTCGTGGGGAGCTATAAACGTACAGGCCAGCAATATTGCTAAAGATGTATCAGCAGAAGTGTTAGCAGATAGATTAGCGCGTGCGGCGTTTATAGATTTATTAGGAAAAGACAACTTAGTTATTGCACATAATTTAGCTAATCATTATACGAGAAATTCAGATGTATACATACGCACATTACTTGATGAAGTGTTAATGCAGTATACCAATCTAAAGACTTTACCACTTGAAGCTCGGATGCTTGATGAAATATTACACGCTGCAGATATGGTAACAAAAGCTAGAATGTTCCTTCCCAACCTGGCTTTAGAGGACGTAATTGAGACTTTAATTTCTCCGAACAATCGCTATCACAGTAAAGCGATGATAGAAAATGAAGTTTTAACAGAGTTGATGCGTTTGATCTCAAGGGCAACACAGCCAAATTACGATCAAAATATTAGTAAGGCTATTGCAGAATATATAGCAAATATAAAAAGAAATGTACCAGCCGCCAATTTCTTAGACCAAGGTAAGCACTACGTGCGATTTAGTTATACAGACACAATAGTAGACAGTATATCAGGGCTACAGCCCGAGGAGCACTTCTTAAATGCCATCAGAAACAATGCCGTCCCTGGACGAGCCAGAATACGAGCAGAACGAATCGTTGACAACCAAACAAGCGATATCATACAACTTGGACGATCTGGAGATACCGCCGATGTTACTCAATTGGAGGGTGGAGGATCAGCACTTGGAAACATTCTTGTCAAATTTGAAGACCCGCAACAAAAAGTAAGGTATCAAGCCCTTAAGTTCGGTTTTGTACTTGACATAGAATTTGTAGAGGATGCCGATAAGATGGGCAAATTTGTGCGTAGTATGAAAGAAAAGAGCACACAATCTCCCAAAGAGATATGGAGAAATTACAATCGCGAACAATATCAGCTACTACTTGAAACCCCAGAAGCTATGGCGTTAAAAAATGTAGAAGAATTCGATAAGACATTATTGGACGAGGTTTTCAATAAGGAAGGCAATCAAGACTTATGGGATCAAAAAGGTCGGATATCTCCTATGTCAATAGGTCCGTGGGAATCTATAGACGAAGTATCTCAATATCCAGGGGTTGTTCAAGAGTCATTCAAGCGATGGGCAACAGAACAGGTAAGAAACGCATGGGAGCCTGCAGAAATAGTAGCCTTTCAACGACTTAGAGAGTCAAAAGAAGTTGTAGAAATGTTAAGCGAGATGGGCAAAAGTGGAGAAGTTGATAAATTTATTACACCACAGACTTGGATTGCGTTTTGGAAAACTATTGACGATATGCTTTTGAATCACGGATTTATACCTGAGACATCTTTAACCGAAGTATTCAAGCACGTTGATACAGGAGCTGAACCTGTGTTTGTATTTTCTGAGCGAGGGAAAATACTCAGAAGTAGACTAGCAGCAATGTTACTAGAGCCAGAGATGGCTGACGACATTGCTGCTTATACGATTCCGCAGAACATGAAAGATATGTCTGATTTAACAGACAATGCTGAAGTATACCGCAAGTTTATAACACGGCAATTGAATGATATTAATGAGGCATTATTCAATCCAATTGAGTTACTAGCTAGCAATAAAGGTACTGGCAAAACAAGCAAACCTTTCAGTACAGGTTGGTCTACTATACCTGGAACCAGGAAAGGAGTTTTTGTAGGTGGAGGAATTGCAGATTTCTTATTGGGAACAGTTCGTAATAAAGTAGATGGCACAGGCATAGGTATACACTTTTTGGATGAAACCGAAATTCAAATACTTAACGAAATTCGTGGTGGTATATTTGGTAAAGCACAAGAAGTACCACAATTGATGGATGAACCCACAGTTTGGCATTATGCGGATGTGATAGACCGTCTTATGCCCCAGCATGAAAGAGTCTTGGTAAGTTCCTTAACGGAGGGTGCTGATGGTAAAATCAGTGAACTTAGTGAAGGCTTGATTACAACTCAGGAAGCTTTACTACAGCGTATCAATGATCGAATCACTAATGCACATGCTCAACTTCAATTAAAATTAAGCGAGGCGCAGATACCTTTTGATATACGAATTTCTAGTGAAGCTCCAATACAATACACCAAAACAGACTATTTACCTGAGAGGTTACTAGATGCAGGCACTACCCTGCCTGCAGGGTCACACACAATAGAAGGCAATAAGACAATAGCCGGTAATCCTAATTTTTGGCGGAATCCTTTTGGGGATGAAGGTATGTTTGGTAGCTGGGGATCAATATTCAACCTTAGTTCAAAAGAAGGCATAGGACCTGGCGGTCCGGAATTGGGAAAGAAACTTCTACGAGAGGCTTATGAAAATTATAATAATATGCTTGACAAGTGGTTTATTACTCTTGTAGACCCAGAAGGTAGCATGAAGAAAACAATGGGTATAGACCCCGAAGAATTAGTACTGATACTTGAAAAATTACAAACCGATGTAATTCCAAGCTTAAAGATCGCCAAAAGAGTTTCTATGCACGGCACTTCAAAACCAAAAGATTATGATATTGGCTCTGCAGCTAAACCACGATTTGCCAGTCAGGTGCCGAGTGAATTTTTGGAACTTGCAAATAAAACCGATGAGTTCTGGGAATCGATGCAAGAAGCTTTCAGGCGTGATTTTATTGCTGAACAGAATGTTGATAACTTCCTTGAAGACTACATGAAATATGACCCAAACAACGTGAATAATGGTGGATACCGACTGAATAAAATGCAGGGGGAGATACGTTCAGAATATGGTGACGAAGGACTAAAATTTTTCAATGAAAGGTATCAACAATATGTAGATTGGTTGAAAAGCGATCCGCGTGAATGGATAAACTGGAAAAGATTGAAAAAGGGCTCATTATTACCACAGAAAACTCTGCTTCCACTTGAGGGCCAACGAACGGCGGCGGAATTTCGTGGGATGCCGAGTCCCGAAGATGTTGATATTATTGCTCCGGGATTTTTTGCATCTACCGCGAATCCATATACACACAATTGGCAGAATAACCCAGGTTTATTAGGCCGTCTAATAAATGGTTCTAACAGTCAAACTTATTCTGAGCTAAGGCAGATAAAAGGTGCCGTAAAAGAAGTGGGCGATATAATGGTTGACTACGGTAGTCAAACTAACTTGGATCAAATAATGAAGTCAATATTTCCATTTTGGGTGTTTCCTACGAGATCACTAAGTTTTTGGGGTCAGCAACTAGCAACTAATCCTAAATTACTTGCCACTTTCAATAAAATCCAAGACATGTCTGAGCGAGTTGCTTATGATGAAGGACACGTAAACAGCTATGGTAAACCATTGGCTAGGTTCAAGGGCTACCTCAATTTAGCCGGCACCAATTGGTGGTACAACCCATTGTCTCCATTTTCTGTCTCTCAAGCTGTACCAGATTGGCGTTCTGTATCTTATAAAGCTCCTGACCCAGAAGAACCTGTAATGAATAAAATCGCTGCTTATTTCTTTGCTTATGGCCCACGCCTAGGATTTCATTTAGGTCCTTGGTGGGTTGCGCCATTGCGATGGACAAAAGTGATAAATGAGGAGGATTATCCTAAAAGGTCTCCGGTTGGGCAAATAGATTTAATACCAGAATGGATGCAAAGAGATATGAAAACCAAGCTTGATGGCACATTGCGTATGAATTTTGAGCATGACCTCATTACCCCAGAGGTTACATGGAAAGACTTCTTGATTGAAAGACAGGTGTTACTTACTGCATTAGAGCAGATTGATGGTGTACCTGAATCAGATAGAGCTACCAGAGAGCAAATTGCGTTAGCTGCAAAACATGCGATAGAAACTCGTCCTGATGCTGATGTAAATAATTATATGAAGGGAACTGAAGAGTTTCATAAAGAAGATTCACTTTGGATAGCAGCTCGTAAGACATTAGAAAAAGACGAATACTTTGCTCGTCTGATTGGTTACTTCACTGGTATATACATGAAATCAGGACATGATTATGAAGGTGAGTTATATAAAATTAGAGATGAAAACAATATATTGAAAGGCTTGATAGAACAGCACGCGGGGTTTGAAAAAATACGTCAGGAACAGCGATATAATACGGCTGAAGGTATTATAGGGGCTACCTATTCTACTGTCGGATGGGTTACGGATGAAGATGGGAAGGCCTTGCATGGAGAAGATCGCTGGGAAGCAATACAAAAACAGCTTGCTTTACAAACCGAGATGATGGCTATGGTTGCGGCAAGGGGACAAATCAAAAGAGTTCGAGATTTACAAGTTGCTTCGCATCCAGTTGGCACTCCTTGGGAAGTGTTGCAACCATACTATGAGGAGTATAGTCAGGGCATAGAAAGTCTAAAAGAAAGATTCCCAGATGCCACTAAAGAAGATTGGAAACCTTACAATAAGCACGAGGATACAATCAAAACTTATATTATAGATCAGTGGATGAATAAATTAGGTGATACTAGGCCAAGTTATGACCCCATTCTGCAAACATATCCAGAGTACCAAGAGAAAATATTAGAGTGGGAGACTGCTCTATTACCTAAAATAGCAGAAACACAGTTTTCTGGGTTTGTTGGAGATATGGCAGCTATTGGTATAAATGTGGAACAAGATGTGTTAGATGATTATTATGAGCCGACAGGTGAAAAAGTTAACATGTTCCATAAATTGATGGGTGGTACAGATTTAGCAGCCAAAAAAGAATTACTATCTATGGCAAATGGAAGTCGATGGAATGGCTGGGATACAATGAATGATGACTTGTATGATGCTATGAATAGGGTGTGGAGAGACAATTATTGGGGAGGTTATTGGGATTACATAGGTGATGCTAAGGGTTATGCTCGAACTGAAAAAGAATTAGCATACAAAGAGAAGTATCCAGGTGGCCCAAGCGATGCACAATTATTACAATGGATGAATGAAGTACCAGAGTATAAAGGTAAGTGGTCTGACGGTGTGGTATTGGCCGCACGTTATGGAGAAGGTGAGGATAGAGTCACTATAGAAGATAGGGAGGAACAACGTAGTACTAAACGAGAAAACGATGGTGCAGAGATCTATAGAATATATGGATGGGCTGGACCTAAAAAATCAAAATTCTTGTCAACTCTTAGTAAAAACTTTGGTGATGATATAAAAGATGCTCTTTTAGATATGATGAAATCTGAAAGAAGACAGCTAGGTGATAGAGGTGTTTGGGTTAATTGGGACGAAGAGTTCTTTATGAAAGTTTACAATGCAGTGTATGCAACTGCAGAGATTCTTGGATTAGACGAGCCATCCGATTCGATGATTAGCGAATGGGCACAGGTGGAAGAACTCAACGAGGACTTCAAGGAACATCGCGAGAAAATGTATGGGCCTGATTGGAGAGGACAAGAACAAAGATACTTTGATATGTCTCCGAAAGACCGGGCTGAATGGCGCGAACAGTTCCCTGAAGATTATGAAACCCTTGAATCAGGATGGGATTTGAAAAAAGTGTATGGTATAGATTATCCATTATGGCAAAAATATTATGACCCAGAAAATTATAAGGGCAAAGATCCATTGTCGGTAGAGTATGGTGGTATCGACCCATCAAAAAGCACTGGAACTTCGTCTGGCATGGGTACTATAGGGTCGGCAGGTGGTAACATGTACCATTATGCGGTAGGCCCAGGGTTCTTGCGAGATAGTTATAAGAATGTATCTATGACTGATCTAGGAAAAGGCGCCAAAGCAACAGGGCCTTCTCCGTGGCCTACTATTCAAATTTCTGGTGTAGCATTGGATGAGATATTGTCGGGTTCAGTAAGTGATGAGACTTTGAAATATTTAGAATCACTCAAGGCAAGAGTAGAGCCGTATAATAGTTGGGAAAACTTTTTAGATAGGTTACGTAAATTGGCATTAGCTAGAGGACCTAGTGAGAATATTTCGCAGGATCCAGTGGTATATCCGTGGCAAGAAGGTTATGTTGAGCCCAGTGCTGCGGGTACAGTAGTGCAACAGTAATGCTTGCCATACAAGAGTAATTCTTGTATAATGTTCATTGTATGAACAGTAGGCTTTAACAACTTTATAGGAGGGCAATATGCCTGAAGATCACACTCAGCAAACTTCTGAGAGTCCTGCCACAAGTGGTGTGAAGTATATACCACAGGGAGCACAGTCAGAAGGGGCAGATCCTGCCGCGCAAGCGGGAGCATCACCCGGGGCCGCCCCGGTACACGAAAGTACCGGCCCAACCCAAGCGCAACAGCCTGATCCAGCTACTATAGCAACGCAAACGCAAGCGCAGCTGAAGCAGGCCCAGCAACAACTGAACCGTATGCGAAGCCAACTTTCTGCTTCGGACCGTGCATTAAGATCGCGGGAAGAAGAGTGGGCAAGTGAACGTGAACACATGTCACAGCAGGTTCAGCAGATGCAAATGTCTGACATGAGCGATTCGGAACGTGTTGCTTATGAACGTGACCTCTATCGTAACAGAGCAGAGGAAGCGCAACAACATGTATCGAACATGTCATATCAGCTAGAATATGCGGATGCTATGCAACAGTGGCGTGGGTATTACCAGCAAATGGGTATTCCTATGTCGGAGTTGGATAACTCGTCAATCGAGAATATGCAACACTCGGCACTAAGATACTCCAATGCTCGGATGCGGCATATGCAGGAGCAGCAACAGCAACAGCTGCAACCGGCTCCACAAAGTGTTCAGCCTCAACAGAATCGGGTTCAACCTCCCCAAGTTACCACTTCGGTACCCCAGGGGGCCACACCCGGACAAGCTAGATGGAACGACATTCCTTACGAGGAATGGGATGCCATCTATAAAAAGGCAGAGAGAGGACAAATAGGGTCCGACCAACTGCCACAATAAATAAATTTTGGGAGAAATATAGACTATGGCTACTCAGACTCAAACTACTCTGAGTGATTCTGTCAAAACCCAATATTTGCGACGACTGTTGATGCGGGCAGTGCCCCGCTTGATTCATGGCCGCTTCGGCGAGAAGGCCAATATCTCCGGCTACGGTAGCCTCGAATGGCGTAAATTCGGTGCTATCAGTGTAGCTGCAGGTGGTCCTGATGCTCTTACTGAAGGCGTGACTCCTGATAGCGAAAGCACTTCTGTTTCAACTGTTACAGCAACACCTGCGTTCTATGGTTCGTACCTACAGCACACAGATGAACTTGAGATGACATCGTATGATCCGATTGTCTCCGAGTTCTCTAATGTTTTAGGTGAACATGCGGGATTGGCAATTGACACACTTATTCGGGAAGATATCCTGGGCTCTTCGCCTACCACGCGTTTCGCTGGTTCGGCTACTGCCCGGGGGAATATAGACTCATCCAACGACAAGATTTTATACATTGATTTCCTCAAAGCTGTTGCGGTTTTGATGGCAAACAGTGCACTTCCTGTCGATGGTGCGCGATATGCTTGCATATTGCACCCACATACTTATGCAACACTTATGAATACAGACAGGTTCGTTAATACGTTCCTTCACGCTTCACCACGTGACAACGACAGTAACCCAATGCGCACAGGCTTTATGGGCACATTCTTGAATGTAGACATCTACATTTCTGGTAATGCTCGTGAGTATGCAGATGCCGGCGACTCAAGTACCGCAGATGTTTACATTGCCTTGTTCATCGGACGTGAGGCATATGGTGTAGTTGGTGTTGGTAACATAGATCCACGTGATGTGGATGGGGCCGGAAACGATCCCTTTGCCGTAAATACTGGCAAGGGTCGCTCACTTGCTCCAGTGGATTTGATCGTGAAACCTCTAGGTTCTGGTGGTGCAGAAGATCCACTAAACCAACGTGGAACAGTAGCATGGAAAGCGGCTCATGATACAGCTATGCTTAACGCAAACTGGATTATCAGCCTTGAACATGCTAATGAATTTACGGATGCATAGGGGAATAAATCATGAGCTATAATCATTCTGGAAAATGGGCAACTCTTATCATGCACGTGGACGGAACTCTTTCTGCTGGCGATAGCCAAGCTGCATGTGTTATGCCGTTCGATGGTTACATTGAGCGTGTAACACTATGTGTGCAGGAGAACGGTTCTGGTTCGGCTGCTAACGAAGCGATGGTTGCCAACGGTTCTAACGACCTCTGGGCAGCTGATACGCTTCAGTTGGCGCATGATGACACTAATGGTAGCACTGCCACCATTACGCGGAGCGACATGAACAGTAACGGCACGGCACTCTTTTCCGAGGCGGCTGTATTCGACCTCGACATTGACGAAGTTGCTGGAGCTGGTTCTCCCGCGAATATGACAGTGACCATTCATGTCGTAGGTAACTAAGTTACTCAACAAACAATAGAATAACCCTTCGGGGCATCATCTGAGATGTTGATGCCCCGCAAGGAGGGATACACAATGACAATAATTTCACAGGAACATTCTGCAGTTAAAGCTCTCAAAGATGATAGTTTCTTAGAGATGGGCGATAGTGAGGCTTTAGAAATAGCTTTACAGTTACAAAGACTGTTGCGTGGACAAGACTCTCTACTTGAAAAGGTGTCGAAGGTTGATAAGAATGCGCAACGTATGTCAGATGAGATGTCTAGACTCAAGGAACGTACTGCAGAGATGGAAGCATTTGCTAAAACCTTTGAGGACAATCGTGCGAAGTACGAGAACATGTGGCGTGACCGTGCTGAAAGTGTACCGAATGATGTAAGAGCACAATCACAGGCGGAAACTATGCAACAGGTCCAGCAGATGACACAATCAATACGTGCCAATAGGAATGTAGACGATCTTAAGAAGAAAGCTTTCATGAATAATGCGCCTAAAGTAAAGATCACAAGACCTGGTAGGCCCATTACTACTCCGCAGGGTTTAGTAATGCAACCAGAGGTGGTCAATTTGAACGGTATGCAATACATCATACCTCCGAATGTTGAGGTAGAAGTTCCCCGTCCAGTGGTAGATTACCTGGAATCACAGGACCTTGATAGGGCTGTGCTTGCCGAGAAGAAGAAATTACTGGATGCAGATAATATTAAACAGGACACAGCAATATCGCGTGGTATGCAGGCTATTGACCAGAAGTATGGTATCAAAAGCGAATCCTTGCCAATAGCATCTAGAGTATAGTATGGCAGAACCTACTAGTACACGAGCTGCACTCCGACAAGAACTAGCCCGCCGATTAAATATGGATTTTGCATTACGTATAGGTGCATCCTCAACTGCCACCGATGGTGGTACCAACGAGCTTATAGACACCAACAGATTAAGACAGGCAAATGACTTTTGGAACGGGTCCTGGCTTTATATTGTCAATGATACGTCCGGGACTGACAATGACGGTGAGGTGCGTTTGATATCAGACTTCGTGAACAGTACTAGAAGTATTGCTGTGGTAGAGCCGTTCAGTGCTGCTGTTGCAAATACCGACGAATATGAGATTCATTCGCCCTGGAATGCACTACAGATGCATGATGCCATCAATGATGCTATTGATGATGGTTTCCCCGAGTTCTTTGATACTGTGATGGATGAAACAATTATTCATTTAGAAGAAACAATGGAGTACAGCTTACCCACTGGCACAGCACCTTACTATGTAACACAGGTGTGGATAGAAGAGGTAAGTGATAAGTTTAGGGGTACTGCAAGTGGGAATGCCACCAGTGGGTCTGGCCTCGTTGATGACGGTCAGTCCTGGGACGATGATAAGTGGAATGGTATGCAGGTGGCCATCTATGATGGAACAGGCAAAGGGCAGTTCGCTACTATTACGGACACGTTAAATAACGATGAAGTGAGGGTTGCCGCCTGGCTAGGTACTGGCACCACCGCGCCAGATAATACAAGTAAATACGTTATTAAAGATACACTAACCGAACAATATGCTTGGCGTAGAATTCCTTCATTACGCTTTGATCAGGCTATATGGCCTACTAAGATGTACTTAACATCACGCTATACCCGGTCTCATGGTATGAATTTTCGTATTCAGTACATTGCAAAGCCAGCCGCTCTGAGTGCCGAATCTGGCACAACTATAATACCTTCTGGATTTGTGACAGCAAAGGCAATGGCCTTGTTGCACGGAATGAAAGTGGCTGATAGCAGGTCAGACCAGGATAGACACCGATATTTACATCAGTTCTGGGAGTCTCGGTCAGAGGCATATAAACTTCAGAACAAATGGCGCATGCCAAAAGGTACTCTCTGGATGGAGAAAGATACGGTGGGGGATCAGCTACCTTCGGATTATCCTTTTTCGAGTAGTGAGTAACTATGGCAACGGTTGGAATTGAAGGCGATGTCTTAATCAACAGTAAGCCTTATAGAATAGATGTAACATCTTATCAGCGCAGGGATATTGTAGACTTCAGTCCTCGTGCTTCCACAGCAACAGGCGCATCAATTTCATATTCAGAGCTAGGGCTATATCAGACTCTAACCCAGGAGGATTTTAGACACGGGTTTGGGTTCTATCGCTATACTGATG